TATGAAAAAGATTGTGTCCACTTTACATGGTTTTACAACTGATCTTCAGATACCTTAGTTGCCAGGTAAAATTTGAGTTCCCCCAAGTTGGCAACATTGTACTTTAAAATTAAAAACCTATTCCCAGATTCCTGTATAATTTGCACAGACGCACACATACTCGTCGCCTTTGTAAAGATATTCAGGTACCTCAGACTGTAAAGACCCGCAATATCGGGACTTTCATCTTGACAAACGATAATTGTTTCCTGATTTGCAAAATCACCTTCACAGCGAAGTTTAATTTCCTTTCCAGACCGCTTTATTTCTATTTCGGATCCAATGTTACCCATATCACGACACAGCCTTTGAAAGTCTACAGAGGGGAGGGTGGTCACAGTGGTCATATTAATTTCGGGGACTTCAATTCGACTTTCATTGATGTCCAACAATTTGAGTTGAAATTTTGTTTGAGTATTTTTACTTTCACTGTTGATTTCGATATCCATGTATTCCTTTGAATTGATTTCAATTTTGAGTACATCATTATTTGTAATTGTTTTGAGAAGTTTAAAAGTATTTGAAATATTTATTCCCGCAATAATTTCGTCTTGGGTACATTCATATTCTTCGAAATTATCGGCAGCTAAAAACATATCAATGAGTGAAGTTCTCGCGGTGTCCAAAGTAACGACATACATTCCTTGCGGTTTAAAGTAGATGTTTACATCATTCAAAATATCTTTCAATACCTCAAATGTTGACTTAAAAGCTGATGCCTGAATGGTGACAAGTTTCATATCTAATAAATTACATGCGTCACATCTTTAAATCTGTATAAACATCACCTTTTGAAACATCCCTACTGATTTTCTCTTCAAGCTCCTTGGTCATCGCTGGCTGAAGTGATTTTCCATATTCGTCCAGCGTAAACAAGTCTGACTCAGCCCCCCCATCGATTGAAGACATTGAGCATCCCAAACCACCCAAACCACCGGAACTTATCTCACGTGCAGGTAGAAGTGAGTCTAACCAATTTTTTATTTCGTTACCCACGAGGATTTTACCATTTTTTGTGAGCATGGTGGGGACACGATTTATCTTGGTCTTATAGTTTGGTGGTATACCCTGTGTGTTTATGTTGTGATAATGTACAAGCTGTTTCAATTGTTGATGTTTGTTAATATACTCAACTACATCCATTGAATGTTTACACCTCGGGCTGTATATCAGCAGAGACATATATTATATAGATTGTATTTTCTAAAAAAATATTAACGCATTATAGTAAAGATGAAATATATTTATATACTTCCATTGGTTGTGTTGTTTTTTATCCTGATGTCCAAGAGGGAGATGTTCGGGTTCGCTGGGTATACCAAACCAATCGGAAATATCAAATTGGATGATCCCAGACCAGACCTTTCCGACTATGATGAATCTGAGGCGAATATCGACAATGATATGATGCAGGAGTTTGTTCTTCGGGCAAATAAAGAGATCTCCAGACGCACAGGGGCGAACACCTATATAATCGAAACCACAGCGATCAAGAAATATGTATACACTGGTGAAGACAGTGGGAAGGGTACTATATATGAATGTATGTTTATGGTTGTAAAGAATGGTGGATTCTCATTTGGTTTCTCTACAGTCGCAACTTTTGAGGTGTTAGGCAGCAAGCCCCCGACACTTATTTCCCTCCGTTCCCAGCCAATGGGTGTCCAGGTTCCTGTAAACGTGGGACCATTTGTAAATGACACAGAGGGTAAGGAATTTATTGAGTACATCTTCGTCAAAGAGAAGGCTGTACCATCCAAGGGTGAGTTGGATTCTGTCAAAAATAAGTTACAGTAATTGTAATGATTAGCATCAACGATGTTGTGAAAATCGATGAGAAGAAAAGGAAAATCAAAAAGGAAATTTATACAAAGATATATGAACAATTTTCAGCTAAGATTAAACAATCGGTTGAACTTGGTCACAAACAACTTTTCATGACCATCCCCCATTTTTTGATTGGATACCCCATTTTTGACCGGGCTGCGGCGGCGAAGTACATCGCCAGGCAATTCCATCTAGGTGGGTTCACAGTCCGTCTTGTCAGTGAGTACGACATCTATGTGAGCTGGATAGTTACGAAAAAGAAACTAGAAAAGAAGGAAAGTGATGATGAAGTTGGTTTCCCAAATCTAATGAACCTTAAGAAGATTGCGAATCAATACAGGCGGGGAGGTGCGTAGGAAAAAGTGATTTTAAAAACCCTCTTAATCATAAATGGACAATTTGAATGTACTCGTAGAAGCCAAGAAGGAGTATATGGGACAGTTATGTCTCATTATGTGTCCAGCTATGATTGAAGTTTTTCAGGATATGTACAACGAGTCCGTCACAATGTCAAAGGGGAGGAAGGTTCTTGTGATGTACCAAAAGCTCCTTAAGGAGGTTCCAAATTGGTCCAACGCGATGTCTAAGCAACATTCTGACAATATCGCGAATAGGTGTGCTTGGTTTAGTGACCTCCTAGCTGCTGTTTTCGTCGCATGTACTAAAATTCTCTCCGCAGTCCGCCTCAAGTCGGACAATAAGAAAATTGCCCTCAAGCTCCCAACAAATGAGGTATTCATTCAGACCTGCTACAATAATGTCGCAAAGGACCTCTATAGAGATCCCTACATTTTCCACGATGAACAAAGTGAATACACCCGGGATGAGAAGTTATCTCTCCGATTTTGTGGGTGCATCGAAGCCACTGTGAAGGAATTAATCCCCGTACAACAGATTCTCCAGACCTACATGGGCCAAGATTCGAGGGACATCGACCTAGATGGAGATGTTGAGGACACCCCAGACCCAGAATTCGATGAAGCGGATCCATTTGGGGCGCCGGAACCAGAGGCACCCCCAATGGGTGGTGAGGAGCCTCCGATGGGGGGTGAGGAGCCTCCAGTGGAAGACTTTACCCCACAGGAGACGGGTGCGGAGCTCCCCCCCACCGGACTCGAAAATGAGTTCAAGACTATTACGAATGTTTCGGTTCCAGAACCAGAGCAGGAACCCCAGGATGAAGATGAAGGTGTCCTATTTGGTGATGCACCTGAGAGGCGTACAAAAAATCCCAGGTATAATTAAATGGAACTCTCCGACTATTTACGTGACCCAATGACCGCTGGTCTGATAGCCGGTGGTATCACTGCTGGTTATATTCACCTCAAAGCAACTCTCAATAATGAAGGTAAGTTGGAACTTAACAAGTACATGAAGCCCGCTGTCCTCAATGCAATACTCGTGTTCTTTATAATTTCACAGGGACTTGGTAAGAAGGAGGCTATTTCCAATGACCCCTTTTAAACTTAAAGATTACACCCCCAAATTAAGAAAATGGCGTCCGTTACTGCGTTTAACGACATGATGAGTCAATTTCTTGTGGAATTGCACAAGACTTTTCCAGATGAAAAGGGCATTAAGAAGATGTTAACTTCTTTTGATTTACTCAAGAGCACCAACCCCCGCCTCGTCGTGGATGCTTTCATGAAGGGGGTATCCCCCTACGCGGATAAGATTTCCTCAAAGGATGAGACCTTTCTACTTACGGAGATTGATACTATCGATTTCCTAAAGGATCTGAACATTAAGGGATACTGGGAACGCATGACTGTAAACACTCGTGACGTGACGTGGCAGTATCTACAGACATTGTACATGCTTGGTACCACAATTACTTCTATTCCAGAAGACACACTTTCTATGATTGAGGGTATCGCTAAGGAATGCGCCGATAAGATGCAAGATGGAGATGGTGGTATTGACCAGGATGCACTAATGAAGATGATGGGTGGAATGCTTGGTGGTCTTCCAAAAAAATAAACCTTCACCTATATTAAATGAAGGCTTGGTTTGACGAACCCCAAGAACTTTTGAACATTGATAAGGTTTCTGAATTTTGGCCAACAGGTGAACAAACCCCAGAAGATAGAGTAAACGCCACCTCTCGTTTTGTGATTTATACAACTTGTATTCTCTACCTCACCCGTCGTGATCCAAGGGTATTTGTCCTAGGGGCAACGGTATTATCGGTGGTATATGTTCTTTACAAATCTAAGATGGTCAAGGAAGGATACGGTATGAAGACTGTATGTGGTCAAAGGTGTCAAAAGCCCACCCAAGACAACCCAATGGGAAATGTTCTCATTTCAGATTACACGAATGCACCAAATCGTTTGGAGGCGTGCTACTACGCTACCGTGAAACCTAATGCGGGTGCGACGGTTTCCTACGATTCTGGGCGTTCTAGGTCTCCTTTACCCAAATATCAGCGTAATGGTCTCGCTCGTCAATTTGTTTCGAATCCCGTTACGAAAATTCCAGGCGATCAAACTGCGTTTGCAGAGTGGCTATATGGTCCAAAAAATGGACCCATGTGTAAAAGTAACACCCGTTTCTGTGACCCAAATGCGAGGGGGGTCCAGTTGGAGGCGTTCGCGGGAATAGGACATGATGGGGACGTCAGGGGTCCCAGGGGTGGAACCTATAGTTAGATTAATATTCTTGTGTAATAATAAATGGCGTATCAGCTCCAACCTGGTCTTTCCATAGTTCAAAATACCGGTGCCATCGCCCCAGTGAAGGCGACCGATGAGGTTTTTGTATATCCTCAGCCCAGCACACTCAATGGTGATGGAGGTAGACCCAATACAATGTTGTATGGAACCGCCCCATACAGAGCGGGTAAGGGTTCTCCAGCACAGTACATAGATACCAGT